TAATTATTTATCTTAATAGAAAAAATAATAAAAATACGGAAAAAATGATAATAAATCAAATTAATGAAAATAATAAGGAAAATTTTGAGGAAAATAAGAAAAAATTTGATGAAATTGAAAAATCAATAAATCTTAATACAAAAAATAATTTACTCCAAGGAATAAGCAATTTAGGAAATGTACTATCTGAAAATAATGAAAAACTTCTTTTAAGATTTAATGAGCTTGGACAGAATATAAATACCACGATGAATACCAATAATCAGCTTTTATCTAAGAATCATACCGAAAATACACAGCTTTTGACTACAAGTATGAATAACAATATTCAAAAATTATCTGTCAGATTAAATGAAAATAATACAGCCTTGACGGGTGTTATGACTGAAAATAATCAGCATTTGACTAAAAATATAAATGAATTTAAGGATGGACTTAATAAAAATATAAATGAAAATTTTGAAAAATTAAGTCATAAAGTTGAAAGCAGACTTGATTTAATGAATACAAAGGTAGAAGAGCGCCTGTCGAAAGGGTTTGAAGAAACTACAAAAACTTTTGGAAATGTGCTGGAAAGACTAAGTAAAATTGATGAAGCACAAAAAAAGATAGAGGCATTATCAAGTAATGTTGTTTCGCTTCAGGATATTTTAACAGATAAAAAAAGCCGTGGAATTTTTGGAGAAATTCAGCTTTATCAAATATTATCTTCAGTTTTTGGAGAAAAAAACGATAAACTTTACCAAAAACAATATAAACTTTCAAATGGAACAATTGTTGATTCTATTATTTTTACTCCAGAACCCCTTGGCAACATCGCAGTTGACTCAAAATTCCCATTAGAAAATTATAGAAAAATGTATAATAATGAATTATCTCAGATTGAAAGAGAAAATGCTAGAAAAGATTTTGTAAGTGACTTGAAAAAACATATAGATGCGATTTCTTCAAAATATATAATAAAAAATGAAACGAGTGAACAAGCAATATTATTTCTTCCAGCCGAAGCAATTTTTGCTGAAATAAATGCTTATCATACAGACATAATTGAATATGCTTACAAGAAAAATGTGCGAATAGCTTCACCAACAACATTAATTTCAGTATTGACAGTAATTCAGGTTACGATGACTAATTTGGAACGTGACAAATATGCAAACATAATTCAGCAGGAATTGGAAAAATTGAACGTTGAATTTACAAGATATCGTACACGTTGGGATAATTTGCAAAAGGATATTGAAAAAGTTTCCAAAGATGTAAAAGAAATAAACACAACTTCAAATAAAATAAGCAAAAGATTTGTAGAAATTTCAAATGCAAAATTTGAAGAAAAAATAGGAAATAACAATGCAGAAAGTTTTAAAATTTTAGAAATCGAAGAATAAATGTATTTGATGAATTTAACAAAAAAATTATGCTAAATTCTATAAAAAACAGTTTTATACAATTTTTACCATAAATAAAATCAAAAAAAGTATTAGTATAAAAAGGAGAAAGAATAAACAATGCAAAAAAATGGAATAATATTTGGAAAATTTTATCCATTGCATACTGGACATGTTAATTTCATTCAAATAGCCAGTGGTTACGTAGAAAATTTATATGTTGTCGTATGTACAGATGATGATAGGGACAAAAAATTATATGAAGAATCAAAAATGAAGAAAATGCCGACCGTAAAAGATAGAATCAGATTTGTAGAGAAAACTTTTAAACATCAGAAAAACATAAAAATAATACATCTTGCAGAAGATGGAATTCCTTTTTATCCAAATGGCTGGAAATTATGGAGTGAAAGGGTACAGGAAGCACTTTTAAAAAATAAAATTAAAGTGGATGTAATTTTCACAAACGAAACTCAAGATGTAGAAAATTACAAAAACAGTTTAGGAGGAAATAATAATGCAAACACAGGGAATAAGAGAAACTATACAGGAAATACTGAAAAAAAGGGGTTTGACAAGCACAATGATTATAAGCCAGACTACTCAAAGGGATTCGATGACTGGAATTAATACCGAATACGTACCAGCCGGTATATTTAAACAGCAAGAAATCTACAAATATATGAGTTTATCAAAACTAACGGAACAGGATTGGCATAAAAGATTTGAGAATGCAGAAGTTAAAACGCCTGAAGAAATTGAATATAAAAAGTCATTTGAGAAATATTGCAAAAACTTTGAAACAATCAAACAAAAAGGACTTGGAATATTAATGAGCGGTAATCCTGGAACTGGCAAAACTTATTATACAACTTGCATAATGAATGCTTTGAATCAAAAATACCTTGTTTATAAAACGACGTTATCTGATTTGCTGGAAGAAATCAGAAAAAGCTATAAAAGTTTTGAAAACGAGAATGACGATTTTTTATTTAGCAGATTATCAAAAGCAGAATTGATAATTTTCGATGACCTAGGAAACGAATTTTTAAGCGACTGGGGAAAAGAAAAAATGTTTATGATTCTTAATTTTATTTATGAAAATAACAAGCCTTTGATAATGAATACAAATTTAGATGCTAAACAATTATCAAGTTTTTTCAACATAAACGGCAGCGATAAACTATTGGACAGAATCCGTAGTAAATGCAAAACTTATATTTTTAACTGGGAAAGTCGAAGAAAAGATTTATACAAAAAAGACTTTGAGGAATTATATTAGGAGGAAACAAAACGAAAATAAAGTTAATTTGTCTAAGAATAGATAACAATGAATTAAAGACAACCAACAAAGATGAATGGCTTAAATTCATAAAAAGTCATCGTGGAAAAGTCAAAAGCATAGAGCAATTTAACTGGGAGATTCCAGAAAATAAATTGCAAAAGGCTTTGGAGTATTCGTTTGATGAACTTTATAAATTTAAGCTGGAAGAAGGGAGAAAAAAGGATTGATAAAGTTAGAATTATCCATAATGCCACCGTCTGTAAATACATTGTGGGTAAATAAGTACAGAGGACGGTATAAATCAAAAAGAGGCAAGGAATTTGAAGAAATAGCCTGTAGAGAACTTAAAAGCCAATTTAGGTACAAGCCTTTGGCTAGTAGTTTAAAAATCCATATAAGGCTTTATTTCAAGGATAAGAGAAAAAGAGACATAGACAACTACAATAAGGCTATTTTAGATTCAATGACTAAAATTGTTTATGAAGATGATTCGCAGATTGAAGAACTTAACGTGAAAAAGTTAGTTGGCTGTGGATTTGATAAAGTGGAAATAGAAGTGGAGGAAATTAAATAATGACAAATGCAGAAATATTAGATTTAAGAAAAATGGATACAAGATATTTAGAAAAAATGAAGAAACTCGTCAAGGAGTTCTATGTGGCTTTTGGACAAGAAAAATATCTGAACAAGGAAGTATATAGAGAGATAAACATTGAGCGGATGAAATTAAGAAATAAATTGTTTGATGAAGAACTAAAGGAGTTTTTGGAAGCTGAAACAGATGTAGAGAAATTAGATGCCATTTGTGATATGTATTACATAGCGATAGGTACAACACTTGAACTAGGAGCATACGGCAATCAGTTTTTTGTAATTGATTATTACAAACAAAGAACTTGGTTTAACGATGAACTAATTATGGAAGCATTTAAAGAAGTTCACAGAAGTAACATGAGCAAACTGGAAAATGGTAAAGCAATTTTCAGGGAAGACGGAAAAATTCTGAAAGGTAAAAATTATTTTAGACCGAATTTGAAAAAATTTATTGAATAAAAAAGTAAAAACAGGACAATGACAACTAAATATAATAACTGTGAAACCTAGAAATATTGTGGAGTTTATAGAGTACTGGCAAATGAAAATAAAAAAATAAGACACGATACATTATTAATAACAATTAGAGATGAATTTGAAGAAGAAATCTCACTCCAAAAAATTATGGAGTCAAATTATGTTAATAGTCGTGGAGAAATTTACCAAATGAATGAAAAGGAGAAAATGATATGGATTTAATTAAAGTAAGTGTAGAAAATGTAAATGGAGTATTAGTAACAACAAGCAACAGAGTGGCAGAAGAGTTGGGAGTGAGACACGATAACTTATTAATAAAAATAGAGGAATATTTAAGTAAATTTAATTCACCTGAAGTTTCAGGGCAATTCTATATACCAAGTAATTATAAGGCTGCAAACGGAAGAAGCGTAAAAAACTATTTAATTACAGAAAAAGGAATTGCACAATTAATTGGAGGATATTCAGCGGCAGTGCCGAAAGCATTTGAATTAAATGTGGCATATATCAATAAATTTGAAGAGATGAAAGAAGCTTTGAGAAAACAAAAAACTCTATCAATCCCAGAGCAACTGCTGATAAATGCTCAATATCTAGTCGAAGTTGAGAAAAGGATAAATTCGGTTGAAGAAAATGTTGAAGAGTTTAAGAAAGATATTTCAAGACTTGAAAACAATCAAAGAAGAGAAGTTACCAGCAACCATCTGACAGTAATAGCCTATGCCAATATAAAAGGGATAAAGCCAAAATCATACCACGCACCTTCTATAGGAAAGAAAGCGACTAAGATATGCAGGGAAAGAAATTTGAGAACAGGTACAGTAGTAGACAGCAAGTACGGATTAATTAATACTTATCCTATGGAAGTGCTGGATGAAATATTTTTTTAAAAAAGTAGTTGACAAGTTAGACCTTTGTATGATATAAATAATACAGAGGACTAACAAAAGGAGAGAGAAATGGAAAAAAGAAATCTGAATATCTCTTTTTACAAAGCTGGGAATGGTACTTCTTGCAGACTAACTTTACCAATAAAATGGTTAAGAGAATTAGGAATAAATCCTGAAGAAAGATCTGTGGAATTATTGTATGACAAAGAAAATGACCAACTGATAATAAAAAAGAGATAAAAAAATCTCCTAATAGTCCCGAAAAACTAAAAGGAGAATACTGTATAATAACAGCCTAAGCAACTTTATTATACTGTATAAACTCCAAAAAATCAATATTTTTAGGAGGAAAAATTATGACTTTTGAACAAAAATTAGGATTTGAAGTAGCGAAGGAAATGCTTGACACACACAATGGAGAATTGCAGAAAGCAAAAGATGAATTTTTTGAAGTGTTTGGAGAAATTTGGGAAAAGGCAAAAGAAAAAGGAATCAAAATGTTTGACCTGGAAGAAGCCTTATATAATTACTTAGATACAATCAAGGAAGAGTACTATAAAGCTGGAAGAGCAATTGACGGTGTAGTTGAAAGAGAAACTTTAAAAAATGAAGTGGCAAAAGCTAAGAAAAAGAATATAGTATAATGGAGGATAAAAATGAGAAATGAATTAACAGTATTTGAAAACGAAAAATTTGGAAAGTTGGAAGTATTAGTTGAAAATGGAAAGGAATATTTTCCAGCAACAGAAATAGCAAAAATATTGGGATATTCAAACCCACAAAAAGCAATAAGAGATCATTGTAGAGAAGATGGGTGCACGATTCGTTCAGTCATCGACAGACTAGGAAGAACACAAGAAAAGAAATTTATAAATGAAGGTAATCTATACAGATTAATTGCAAAATCAAATTTACCTCAAGCCGAAGTTTTTGAAAGCTGGGTATTTGATGAAGTTTTACCAACAATCAGAAAAACAGGAATGTATATAACAGATGAACTATTAAATAATCCTGATTTAGCTATAAAAGCCTTTACGAGATTGAAAGAAGAGCAGGAGAAAAGAATGCGTTTAGAAAAAGAAATAGAAGAGCAAGCTCCAGCAGTCGCTTTTGCAAATTCCTTGACAGTATCCAAAGATTGTATTTTAGTTAGAGAGCTATCAAAAATATTAAAGCAAAATGGAATTGATGTTGGAGAAACAAGATTATTTGAGTGGTTAAGACAAAATGGATATTTAATTTCAAAAGTAGGCTCTGATTGGAATTTGCCCACACAAAAATCAATGAATCTAGGGCTATTCGTGATAAAAGAAGGCACTAGGATGTCAACAACAGAGGGTTCAAAAATTACAAAAACTCCAAAAGTAACAGGAAAAGGACAGCAATATTTCCTGAATAAATTTTTAAAAAATAACAGACTTATGGAGGTAAATTAATGGAAAATCTAGAAATACAATTTGAAGAAAATTTAGCTAAAACATTAGAAGTGCTGGCAAAACAAAAAGGAATTACTGTAAAAGATGAAGTTGACGGCGAAAATCTTTTATATGAATACATTGCGTTTGAATTAGCAGCACCTACAAACCTTTTTGATGAAATAAAAGAATTTTTGAATAGTAAAATTGATGAAATGTTTAAATAAAAAATAATAAAGTTCACAGTTATTAATTTAGCTGTGATTTTTTTTATGGAGGAAAAATGGATGAGAATGTATTGGAAAAAATAAAAATTAGATTATTAAGCGGAATCGAAGTAAATGAAAGTGATTTTAATTTCATGAAGTTGAACGCTAATCTATTTAAGAATATTAAATTTGTTAAAAAAAGGAAGGCTAAAAAGAAATGGCTTACACGGAAATTGACAGAGAAAACAAAAAGATAAAGTTTTATTTTCCAACCAATAAGCCAGCAAAGAGGATAAAAGAGTGGCAGGAAGAACTGAAAGCGTATGATATAGAAATAATACCGCAGAACACTATAACAGATGATCAGATGAAACTTTGTTATATCTTATTTGACCAGTTTGCAAATTCGAAAGGTTGGGATTTGGATTATACAAAAAATTATTTCAAGGCATTGTTTGGAACAGTATATGAAATAAATAATTTCAGTTTGTCGCCAATGAAAAAGAACGCCTTAACTTTGGAGCAGGCAACAAACTTTATACAGTTTATAATTGAGTTTGCAATAGAACAAGATGTAAATTTGTATATATTAGACCCAAAGGATAAAAGAGCGAGACATATAAGGGAAATAGTCCCAGATATACAGAGATATGTCATCAGTTGCTTAAGAAAAAGAGTATGTTGCGTATGTGGAAGACCGCATAACGAATATAATACAGTCGATTTAGAGCATTACGATAATGTAAATGAAATTGGTGGCTATGAATTTGACACAGGGCTTGAAACAAGATTTTTGAGTTTATGCAGACGTCACCATACGGAGATACATAACGTCCCTAAGCAAGAATTTTTAGAAAAGTATCATTTGGAAGCGGTTTATTTAAACGAAAGGCTAGTCCATGAACTGCTGGAAGTTTATCCAAATCACTTTAAATTGTTTAGGAAAAGATTGAAAGAGGGGTATTATAGAGGGATTATAAAAGAGAAATAAGTTCAGTCGCAGAAAGTCATTTTGGCTGAGATAATGCTTAAAAACACATTATTTATACAGAAAAAGATTAGTCGTGAAAAGTCGATTGAATTAGAGAAAGATTAGGAGGAGAAATGAAAATAGCGATATTGTTAATATTATTAGTACCAATTTTATTTTGGATTACATTTATTTGGACAATATTTGAAAATGCAGTAGAAAGAATGAAGAATTATAATCTATTTGGAATGTTGGCGAGCTTAGGTTTTGGAGTGCTTATGGCTTACGGATTGTATGAATTTTTATTGAAAATAATAGATCCAGGATAAACCATATTGTTGATGTCGGCAAAATGGTAACAAAAACGTTTGGATGGTGTAGGTAAAACGATAAATTAGGAGGAATAAATGGAAATAATAATAAGAATCATGAATGGCTTAATTACAACAACAGCTGTTTTGGTGCTGGTAAGATACATATATGGATTAGTTATTGTATTTAAAAATAAGGTAAAGACATTCAAATTCACCATAAGCAACTTGATAGCATTTTTGATTGCTATGATTGTGAATCTATCCGTGATTTACGGATTGATTTGGATTATAAAGTTTTTTGCGATTAGAGTGTGAAAGGGTTGCAAATATTGAAAAAATAAGGTATAATTAGGAGGTAAAATTGAACACAAAAAAAGAACTCAAAGAAATTGAAGAATTTTTAAAAAGCGACAAAGTTGGAAATATTGTTATTGAAAGAAAACCAAACGGAACAATAACAATACAGAAAACAGAAACATCGCAATATAAAAAAGAGTATGCGAATAATAAGGCAACCTAAATTGCAGATGTTTCAAGACAATTGAATAAGTTATAAATATTTGAGTACATGAATATTAAGATGACCGTATTTATAAATTTGAGGAACTGAGAAGCCTTGATTTTATATATACGGTCTTTTTTTTGTCTAAAAAACTAAAAAGGTAAAGGAAAAATGAAAGATGAAAACATAAAACTATTGATTAAAAATGAGTATGAAAATGGCACAAGCATGAGTGTTTTAGCTAAGAAATACAACGTAAAGCTAAATACAATAAAAACTTGGAGCGCTAAAGAAAAATGGATTAAAAAAAAACGTAATACCACAACCAAAAAAGGTACAACCAAAAACAGCGAAAAACAACCGAAAAAAACGGTTGTGATTGATAAGGAAACGCAGATAAAATCAGACATTCTCAATAATGTCCCAAAAGAAAAAATTTTGCAAAAATTTTCAGTAACTGAGCGAACTTATTACAACAAAGTAAAAAGTGTCAGAGAAATCCAAATTGAAAAAAGCCAATCAATTTTAACTAAAATCGCAGATGAAAATTACAATGATTTGAAAGAACAATTGTTGGAGTTGGAAAACGAGAAAAGAAAGTTAAAAGAGAAATTTTTGGAAATTGGATTGGAAGATGACGAGACTTTGAAACGTATAAATACGCGCCTAAAAGTCTTGAAAGAATTTGAAAAAGAGATTTACAAGGGCGGACAGATTGTCGGAAGCTATCGGCAGGCAGAATTAGAAGAACAACTTGTAAATAATGAATTAAGCAGAAATGCTTTAGAAATCCAAAAAGAACGTTTAGAAATTGAAAAGGCTAAAATTAAAAAAGATGATGACAAAGATTCGGAAAAAGAAAGAGAAATGATTGAGTTGTTAAAAAATATAACAAAAAAGGTTGAAAAAGATGAATGATTTAACACCCAAACAGTACGAAGTATTGAAAACATTTAATAAAGAACAACCAAGAATAACAATTTTAACAGGAGCAAAAAGAAGTGGAAAAACATTTTTAAATAATTTTCTGATGCTATCTCACATTGCAGCATTTGCTAATCAGAATCTTAACTTCATCATAATTGGAGCAACAAGCGGAAGTATTTGGAGAAACGTTTTAAACGATTGGGAAACAATGTTAGGAAAGCAATTTAAGCCAAAAAAAGATGGAAGTTTCAAGCTGTTTGGTAATAATGTTTATTTATTCGGCGGAGAAAAGGCGGACAGTTGGAAGAAGATGAGAGGTATGACTTCTCACGGCACTTATATAAACGAAGCAACAGCATTACACCAAACTTTTATTACTGAAGCGTTTTCAAGAACATCAGGGGAAGGTGCGAAGATATTTATTGATACCAATCCTGATAATCCAGCTCATTTCGTAAAAAAAGATTATATTGACAACGCCGGAGATAGATTAGAAAACGGCAGATTAAATATTCTAGTTAGCAATTTCAAACTAGACGATAATGTTTTTCTTAACAAGGAATATGTGGATTCTATTAAAAAGACAACTCCGCGTGGAGCAACTTACGACAGAGACGTTTTAGGATTGTGGGTAGCTCAAGAAGGTGTTGTGTTTGCAGATTTTTCAGAAAAAGAAAATGTAATTAAGGACATAGAAAATATTGAAATAAAGGAATATTTCATTGGAGTTGACTGGGGATTTGAACATTATGGAACTTTAGCAGTTATCGGAGTCGATTTTGAGGATAACTATTATATCGTTGAAGTTATAGCGAAACAGCATAAGTATTTTGATTACTGGAAAATGCTTATTTTACAGAAATATAAAGAGTATAAAGTTTCAAGAGTTTTCTGTGATAGTGCTAGAACTGAATATGTGCAAGGATTATTGAATCTTGGGATAAATGCTGAAAACGCAAAAAAAGATGTAAAAGAAGGTATTGATTTGGTTGGAGCTATGTATAAAAGAAATACGTTAAAGATTATAGAAAAAGCATTTAAAGGGAAATTTGAAGATGAAATTTATTCTTATGTGTGGGGGAAAAATGATGAGCCAGTTAAGGAAAACGATGATGTAATGGATGCGATAAGATACGTTTTATATAGTTTGAAAAAAGATGAAGGTGGGATTGCTTATTTATATTAGAAAGGAGGGCTAATGACTAAAGAAGAAAGAACTAGAGTTAAAACTTATTATGATAGAGAACAATACAACAAATCCAATTTAGGTAAAAATATGCCTGGATTGTTTGAAGGAACTGTGGAAATATTTAATCCGATTCGAGATATTGTAAAGGCTTTATCAAATACAGCTTTAAAGGATCTAGGAATCGACAATGATAAATTAAAAGAAATTTGGGAAGTTAATCAAATGACTACTTTCAGCAAAAAAATTGCTAAAGAGATGTATTTGAACGAAGAAGTATTTATCGAGGTTATATTAACTCCTGATGAGAAGATTAGGTATATTTTGCATAATATAGAAGATGTTGAATATACGGAAGTTTTTGGAGAAATCAAGAAATTCAAAGTTGAAGGAGAACAAGTTTATTATGATGAAAACGGAGAAGAGCAAAGCAGAGAGTATTCGAGAGAATATATAAAACTTGATACTGGAACTGTTAAAAGAACTGAAAAAATAGATAACGAGACAGTTGAAACACCTTTTATTTTGAATAAAATTCCTGTTTCAAAATTTAAAAATGATAGCAACATAATTGAAGCACTTAATATTATTGATAAAATCAACGAAACCGAATGTTACATTGGGAGAATATTTGGAATACACGGAGATCCTTGGCTGCACGCAAATGGAGTAAAACAATTTGCTGATGTTAATTCTAGTAATTCAAAAATCAAAAAGAACGCACAACTTTTGGAAGAGGCTAGATACAAAAACAAAAGAATTATCAACACTCAAAATTCAAAAGAAATGGAAGCTAGTTTTAAATATATCGAATTAACAAATCCGTTAATCAGCGAAATGCAAAATGATATAGCAAGATTAGAGAAAAGACTAGCAAATTTATTTCCTGAGTATCTTTTAGTAGATACAGCAACTCAAAATGTCAGTGAGGAAACTTATTTATTAAAGAACAACGGACTTAAAACAAAAGTAGCAAGTTTTAGGGAAGATTTTATAAAAAGTTTATTAGAATTAGACAAAATTGCTTTGGAATTGTCAGGAAGTTCAGATGAATTAACTGAAAACAATTATAAATATTTCGATACATTTATGGAAAACGAAAGGGTTTCTAAATTAACAACTTTATCGTTGGCTCTTGATGTAATAAGCAAGGCGAAAGATATTGATGAAGAATATAAGCTTAAAAAATTAATAGAGAAAGTGACAGATGACACTTTGCAAGATTTGAGTGGTTTGTATGATTAAGATAGATTTTAAATGGAATCATAAAGCGGAGAAAAAGTTGTTTAATTTTTTTAGAAGAACAGCATTTTCGATATTTGGTGGCAAAAAAACAGACATTGATTATTCAAACTTGATGAAAATATTTGTTAATTACAGCGTTTCTTATGAGAAAAAATTTAAGGAAACAAAAGATGTAGATATTAAAAAGCACATAGAAATAGCAGTAAAACAGATAAAAGAAATAAAAGGCTGGCAAAACAATTTAAATAATTATATCGAAGAAAATAAAGAAAAAGATAGTTTGAAAGATGTATTAAGGAATAATGCAAAATTTAGAGCAAGAAACATGCTCGGAAATTACTATAAAGATTTTTTAAAAGAAATAATTGCAAGTGAAAGTGAATATTTTGAGTGGAATACAATGGGGGACGAACGAGTTAGACCAACGCACGAAGTAAGAGACGGAGTTATCTATAATTGGGATAATGCCGAAATAGTTCCAGGGGAAGAAGCAGGATGCAGATGTTGGGCTACCGTTTATTTTCCTGAAACAAAAGAAGAAATTGAAGATATAAACCAAAATTCTTGAGAGTTGAAAGATTACGGATCATTTATGAGTCGTTTGATGTCAAATCTCAAAAATTTATAGAGTATCAATACTGTAAATCATTTATGAGTTACAGCAAATAATCTAAAAAATAAGGAGAAATGAAAATGAGAAAATTTAAACGAATGGAATTGTATTATGATGAGCCTGGAGAAGGCAAAGGAAATGGAGAAGGAACTGGTACAGGTGGCAATGAGCCAACTCTTGATGACTTAAAAACCGAAATTGAGAATTTTAAAAAGGCACAGGCTGAAAAAGATAAGGAGATTAATTCTTTAAAATCACAGCTCGGGCATAGCAATAAACAGCTTGAAGAATTTCAAAAGCACGGTAAAACTGCTGAAGAATTGGCAAATTTGGAAAAAGAAAAAATTGAAAAAGAACTTGCCGAAACTAAAAAACAGTTAAATCTGACAACTTTAAAAACTAGAAAAAACGAGCTAATAACAGAGTTAAAGATTAGTCCGCAATTCGCTGATTTAGTTCAAATTGCACCGGATATGACAATTGAAAGTCTTGAGTTGGCAGTTAAGAATGTAGCGGCTAAAGAAAAAGAGTTCACAACAGATTTTTTGAAAAAGAACTCGATAACAAACGGAGGATTTAATCCAAAGGATAAAAAGAAAGATGAAAAAGATTTTGTTGACAGAATGATTGAGAAAAACAAAAACAACGAAATGGATCTTACAAAATTTTAGGAGGTTGAGATGTTAAAAAGAACAGTAATGCACAAAGAAAAACTGAATGTGCAAGTTAAAGTATCAAAATCAGATTTTGCTAATTATATTTACAAGGACAAAAATACTAATAAAGAGTATTTGTTAGCAGGAACACTTGTTAAAGCAAAAAATGGAGAAGATTTAAGAGAAACAGGAGCATTTGTAATTCCGACAGGGACAGGAACACAGGCGGAAGCTGTATTGTTGCATGACGTTGAGTTTAAATATTATAACGACAACGAACAGGCGACAGTCTCACTTGAAGGAGTTGCATATTTAGATAAATTAATTGCAGTAGGAAAAGAACATTCTACGCCAATTACGGTTACAAAAGCGGAGTTACCAGCAGGGATAACTTACATTTATAAGGATAGAAAATAGGAGGTTAAGAAATGCCAATGAATTTAACAGATTTATTAAACGCAAAGAGCTTAAATAAGTATTATGCAGGAGTAAAAGGAACTACGTTAGTAGAAGCAATGTTTCCAGCTGTATTTTCAAACACATTTGATATAAATACATTTGGAAGTTTAGACGGTGGAGCAGTTGAAATATTACAAAGTAGCCAACTAGATGCGGATGTAATGTTTAGAGACTGGGATTTGAAAACAACAACAAAAGGGGATAAGCAGTTTTTTAGAGAAGGTATGAAGCTTGACGAGAAACGCAGAAAAGAATTGCTAGAAATTTTGAATACAAATAACCAGTCAATAATTGCTAGTTATTCAGAAAATATTTTTAATAAATTCGCAGGGAAAAACGGATTTTTAGGAAGTGCAAGAGCAATTGCAGCTTATACAGTTTCACAATTTTTATCAACAGCCAAAGTAACGTTTGTTGATGAAAACGGTGGAGGACAGACAATTAATTATAGACTTGCTGATAAATACAAAGAAACGTTAGCAGGAACTAATATTTGGAGTGCTGCAACAGCAAAACCGCTTGAAGATTTAGAGAGATGGAAAGAAACGGTTGAAGAAGGCGGAGGAAACGTAGAAATAGCTTTAATGTCAAAAGCTACGTATAATGCACTAAAAAAACACGATACTGTAAAAGCATTATTTAAGAATACTATTGTTACGGTTACTCCAGCACTTATTAAATCTACTATCGAGGACGTAATTGGAATGACGATATTGATTTGGGACGAAAAAATAAAAGTTGGAAAAATGACTAAAAATGTATTTCCGGACAATGTTGTTACACTAATTCCAAACGGACAATTAGGAACAATGGAATACGGGCCAACTCCAACCAAAACTGATGAATTACTTGGATATTTAGGAGATAGAGAAGTTGTAGATATAGCAGGAACATTTGCAACTGTGGAAGTTGTGCCTGAATCAAAATCAGCGGGAGTTGTGAATAATGTAAACGTTGTAATTGAAGATTTAGTTGCCCCAAATCCATCAATAATAAACAGCATGTTCATAGCAACAGTTGGGTAGGTGAATTGAATGGCAAAAGAGAATAAAAAGGAAGAGGCAAAAGCTATTGTTGAGGCAGTAGCTTTAACGCCTTTGAGATTTAACGATATTAGATACGAAATTGGCGATAAGCTGGAATTAACTGAAGCAGAATTTGAAACTTTATCAGAAAATAAACTTGTCGACGAAAGAGTTGATGAGTAATGACAGATGAAATTTTGGAAGAATTAAAAAAATATATTCCCGAAACTTCAGATTTTGATGTAGGGGTTGTTGAGCAGTTTTATAAAGTCGCTGGAGAAAAACATAGCAGTGAAAAAGAAAAATTGCTTAAAATATATCTTTTTGGATATTTAATCACTTCATTATATGATTTTGATTTTACAAAAGTTCAAGTATCTAACATTGTAATTGAAGAAACAGGTGGGAACAATCAATATTTAGTGATGTATAAACAGTTGTTAAAAACACTTGGAATTGATGAAAACGAAACAACTGTATCAATAGTTTAAGGAGCGGATTATGTTTAATTTTAAAAACAAGGAAAAAGGAGAAATCCTGCTTGTCAAATTAAATCATATATTGCTTAAAGAAGGCGATAATGAGTTAGATTTGACACCTCGCAGAATGAATATTGCGAAAGAGGAAATTGAGGAAAGAAAACTTAATATTGAAATTATAGAGCTGGGTGATAAGAATGCCGTGCAAACTGAAAATAAAAGAGAAGCCCAAAAACAAGAATCTAGAAAAGTTAATGGCGATGAACAGGCAAAAAATTGAAGTTGGAACAGTAACTAATTATAGTGTTAAAGGCGGATTTAATGCTTTTGGACTGTCTAATGTTCTTGACACAGGTTCTAGTCGTGGAGTTCCAGGATGGAATTATAACCAAAAGGCTTTTGAACAGTTTAAGCCAATGGCGGCTAGATACTTTAAAGAAGGAATTGCCAAGATTATAAATGGTAGTTTTAGTGTAGATGCAATGACTAATAAAATTGGAACAGAGGCAAGCACAAAATATAAAGCAATGATTGAAAGAATTAAAAGTCCAGCAAACAGTCCTGTGACAATTATGAGAAAAGGATTTAACAATCCGATGATTGAAACAGGGCGTTTTAAAAGTAATATTGCCGCTAAGATTAATGGTGGAAGAATTGTTGGGAGAGGTGGTGGATAATGGATAGGAAAGTTAGGGCGGCTATTAGAAAAGTTTTAAAAGTTATAAGGAAGTTTTCTGATGATGTAACTATATATTCAGAAAATTCTGAAATTGAATTTGATGATTTAGGAAATCCGATTCAAAACAAGATAGAAAAGACTGTGAAAATGGCTGTATTAACGCCAAAACACAATTCATCGTTTCCACAAAGTATGGACGGAAGTTTTTTATCGAATAAGAAAGAAGGATATTACATTCTGAATGATACAGACGGCTTCAAAATTTCCGAAAATATGAAAATAAAACACAACGGTGTGATTTATAGGATAGTTAATATTGAAGAAAATTATGGAGAGTTTTTAAGAATGGAGCTGAATATAGATGACAAGCGAAATTAGAAAAGAAGTTGTGAATGATATTAAAGAGTTTTGTAAAAAGTTTGGCATAAATCAAGTTATCAATGAAGAAAAACGTGATGAAATTTCGGCTGAACAGTATGAAAAACTTAAATTTCCACTTGTTTTCTATAATCTGTATATTGAAGATGCAGGCGGTCCTATTCCTTTTGGAAACGATAAATATTGTTATGATGAGGAAATACAGGCACTTTTGACTTTGGAATCACGAGAGAAAGATAATGATTTTGATATGCTTTATATGTTTTTGGCAAATACAAACGCAACAAATGATTACTTTAATGATAGAAAACATCAAAGGAAAATACGGAAAGTATATAAGATACAGGAAACGCCTTTTAATTTTATGGGCAGAAAATATTACAAACAAGTTCTGCAATTTAGCTATTTTGCAGAGCATTATATAAATAAAGATTTTAGGGAGGAATAATGGCAATAGAAAGAAATGATTTGAATACATTGAATAATGTACAAATAAAATCAGAAAATAACAGAGCATTTTATGCCGATGTCAGAAGCTTAATGTTTTTTACAAAAGACTTCGCAATATCGCCAACTTATATTACAGAGCCAAAGGATTTATTGGAGCTGAATGTGAGTGGATTAGATGAGAATCATATTTTTTATAAGTTAATAGCAAGTGCCTATTCACAATCATACACTCCATTAAATGTTGTAGTGTACGGAAACAATACAGCAACTACGTTTACGGAACTTATGAAAACTTATGTAGATCATGAGGACGCTTTCGAGGTTACCAACTGGATTACTAATATGGATATAGTCGCAGAGAAAAATTACATAGACAGTATTATAGCTTATGCAAAAACTGACAAGGATAAGCAGTTCTTTATAGCTGTAAATTATGAAAAATTAGGAAATTCAGCCAAAGCCGTAGCACTACAGACAGATAATAATGTTGACAATGTAGCATTTGTTATTGAAGGGGCTAAGAACTTGGCAAAAGGAAACTGGCTTACTGGAGCATTGGTTGGTGGAACGGTAGGATACAAGGATTTGGGAAGTTATATTGTGCATTCTACACAAATTAACGGATTCGTGCAGGAGAACTTCACAAAAACAGAGCAAAAGGCATTCTGGGACGCTGGATTGAATTATCTATCTAAACCAACGCAAGGATATTTTCATGTTGTAAATGGGATTAATTCAGATAATAAGACGCTTATTGAATTGAAATTGATTGAGATTTGGTTAAGAGATGGATTGAAAAAGGATTTGACAATCTTCCAGGTGAGAAAAGATAAAATACCTTTGAATGATACTGGAAGACTGATGATAGAATCAATAATTAGAGAACGTTGTAGACAAGGTGCTAATGCCGGAATGTTTATGGTGGATAATGCTGGAAGCTATTTTGGAATCATAACTCAAAAAGATAAGAATGGCAACGAGATAAATATTAAGTTAGGACATTTGACAGTAGATGAGATAACACAGGAGTCAATCAGGGAAGGGAAATTCAAATTTGATTTAAAAGTTACTTATCTGAACGGCGTTAGATATGTTTCGCTTACTGGAGCAATTACAACAGACGGAGAAATTATTTTTAATAAATAAGGAGGTAAAGATATATGGCAACAAAACAATATAACGTGGATAACGTCAAAATCATACTGACTGCCGCAGGAATTCCTTATGCGATTACTTGCAGACACGAAGATGGTTTTGAAGACGATCCGAATACAGAAAGTTCAAGTTCCACGATTGCAAGCTGTGGACAGAAAGTGGTAAACGTATCGGTAGATGAAAGTGTATCTATTACGTTAAGCCTGCTTTACGGAAGTGAAGAACACAGAACAATGGAAAGGTTGCACAAACTTTGGAAAGCAAATAAAGGGCTGTTTCCAATGTTTATGGTAATCACTGATACAAATACAAATGAAACTTACATTTATAACGGTGTTTCGTTTAAGAAAAAGGCTGGATTGAAGTATGCAAATGAAAGCGGTACTGAAGCTAGGGCTTGGGAGTTTGAAGCGGAGAGCAGAGAGCTTGTGATATAGAAAAATTATTTAACAAAGGAAGTATTTCTTTCGTTAAAGCTGAAAGGACAATGACAACTAAATATAATAACTGTGATGATACATTGACAAATTCCAGGAGGTGCAATATAATAGTTCTGTAGAGAACGGAAAGGAGGATATAAGGTAATGAACATAATCGAAAAAATTCATCTACTTGCCAGTATCTGTACAATATTACAATTTGTATATATGATATACAAAGAGTATAAAGACGGAAACGACAAGAAGAAATAACCAACAACGAGGCTATGGTTGCCAAACCCTCTAGCCTTTTCTCTACACTTTAATAAAAAAATAGAAAGAGGTAGCTATTATGTATGAAAAAATACAACTGGTATTATCAATAACGATAATAATTTTATTCTGCACTTTCTGGACTATAAAATTTATAAAATGGAAAAAAAGCAAAAAAAAATAAGCCCAACAACGAGGGCTTGAACATAATCGAATTTTATTTGATTATATTATAGCATATTTTGGAAAAAAGTCAATATAAAAACTATTATCACAGTTATTAATTTAGCTGTGATTTTTTTATTACAAAAAATAAAATTAAAATATATAAGGAGGAATA